CTTCTCGAATTCAGGAGAACCTAAAATGTCATTAAAAGAGTGGAAAAACAACGAGATCAACACCAAGTTGATGAAGAAATGGGGATTTCTCAAAGAAAGCAAAGAAGACGAGGGGGGCTCTGGTGACGAACATTATCAGTTTGACAAGAAAGAGCGCGAAGACGAACTCGAAGAGGGTTGCGGCGATGTAAGTTACCGGGCCGAGGACGGCAAGGAGGATGAAGAACTTGAAGAAGTTTTTGGTTTGGGAAAGAGCGCTGATGAAAAGCGTAAAGAATTAGCTGATCGTCCGGAGTTTTCTGCCGGAGGACCACAGGAGGATGATCCGGGAGTCGATCCGCCGACGGCATGGGCGCTGCAAAAAGCGAAAGCTGATAAGCTTCCAAAAGACACGCGAACTAGGCGCCCTGCGCGAAGGTTCAATACAGGTGGATCTGCTGCGGGGTCAAGAAATGTGTTTTCTATGGGTGAAAACAAGAAAATCTCTGTTAAAGAAGCAAAAGAAATTACTCGACGCATTATCGAGCGTATTAGAAAGGAAAATTCATAATGTCAGCAATATTAAAAAGGCGCCGTAGAGAGCGCGCTGCAGCACTAAAGGCTGAGGAAGACGCGGCAACAGAGGATTCGTCCCCAGTACAGACCGCGGATGAGCCTGTTGAGGCGGACGAAAGTCCAGCTGTGGCAGAAGAATCAACGAAAACAACACCTGTCGAGGTTATCGCACCTAGTCATGACGGTGAGAAGATGGAGAATGAATAATGGTAGCACCATGGGTAAAAAGGCGCCGTAAGGCAGAAGCAGAGGCTAAAGCAGCCGACGCGGCGGAGAGTGCCGCGGCACAACAATTGGCTGCGGACGCTGCAGCAGCGGCAGAGGCTGCAGAAGCTAAAAAGGCTGCAGAAGCTAAAAAGGCCGCAGAAGCTAAAAAGGCTGCAGACGCCAAAAAGGCTGCAGAAGCTAAAAAGGCTGCAACTTCTAAGAAAGCCGCGGCCAAGACTACGAAAGTATCTACGGCGAAGAAAAAAACTGTTTCTGAGGATTAGGTAATGGATCTTCGTCGCATGACTCGCGAGTTTCTGCTTGGCGAAACAAAAACACCGAGTATAGGTAGCTATATTCAATCAATATCTGAGGTTTTAAGTTCCATCACTCCCAGAAGTAAACGGGACTCTATGCGCCTTGAGACAGCACGCGCCAATTTAAGAGAAGTAAAGCGTCACACACGACGGTTACAAGAACGAGTTACTGTTCTTGAGGAGCAGGTTCAAGTTCTAGAAGAATCTAAGGAGCAGTAGCCCCAATATGTCTCTTTTAGAAGAAGGCAAAGCCAACACACATCTTACACATCTTGAAGAACTAGTTCTCACTCAAGGTCCAAAGGGCTATGATATGGCCAGGGCTTTTCTGTTAGAATTGTTAGAAACCCTTAAGGGAAATTCTAGGTCTCACGTTCAAACCTCTGTTAAGTGGGATGGGGCCCCAGCTATATTTGCTGGAATCAATCCTGAAAATGGCAGCTTCTTTGTTGGCACCAAGTCTATCTTTAACAAGGTTCCTAAGATTAATTACACCCCTCAGGATATTATTAATAATCACGGGCATGCACCGGGGCTTGTTGATAAACTAACAAAAGCATTGGAATATTTGCCTTCTCTCGGGATCAAGAACATCCTGCAGGGCGACTTCATGTTTGATGACGAGATGCTTGAGGTTACCGAGATTGACGGTGAACCCCATTATCGGTTTAAACCCAATACGATTGTTTATGCTGTTCCGGTTGATTCTGATTTGGGAAGAGAAATAGGCAAATCTAAATTTGGTATTGTTTTTCATACAACCTATGACAGTCTTGATGGCGGTGCCAGTTTCGGAGCAGATGTTAGCGGGCTAAGGCGAGTTCCGGGGATCTGGTTCGATGATGCGTTTTTTACCGACGATACTGGAACTGTCACTCTCACTGCCGGGGAAGAAGAACGCGTAGTTAATTTAGTCGCGGAGGCGGACCAAATCAATAAGAAAATAAATTATAACGATTTACCTTCTGATCTACTAAACATCTATATCAATAGCGAGATTAGGTCTGGAGAATTCCTTGAAAGCCCAGAGCGCTCCCTCCAAGGATTCTTAAAATGGTACTCCGATAAACTTGAGAAAAGAATAGATAAATTAAAGAGCGAACAAGGTAAAATGCGAGCCTTGAATAAAGGAGAAGAGGATCTTCAGACCTTTAAAAGCAGAGAAGAAGATATGCTAAATCTCTTTAGGGTATCGCGGCTGCTCTTTGAAGCTAAAAATATATTCATTGCCAAATATAACAATGCCGTCTACAATACTAAACATTTTATCGACGATGGATCGGGTGATCTGGTGGCTACCAACCCTGAGGGGTATGTGGCTGTTGATCACGAAGGTAACGGAGTCAAGTTTGTGGACAGGCTTGAGTTCAGTCGCGCAAATTTCATGATGGACAAAGGGTTCAAGAAAGACGTTAATGAATCACGGATTCTTGAGGTTTTCTGGGGCGGTAGTGGATATTCAGTAAAGATGTCTCTGAGGGAGTGGTATCAAAAACTCCCGAAGACAACAAAAACTAATGAAGCCCTTTTTAAAAAATTGGCATCTGGTATTCCCATCACCTCTCTCATACTAGACGGAAGTAAAGTTAAGGAATCTATCTCTGAAGCCGTTAACTGGGGGATGGGTGTCCTCACTGAGGAGTCAGGGAAAAATATAGCGCTCTTTCCGGGCAAGTTTAAGCCCCCGCATGGTGGGCACTTTAATGTGGCCAAACAGATCATTGATAATCCGGAGGTGGACAAATTAATTATTTGGGTTTCTCCCAGAACTCACGAAGGAATCACAGCCGATCAGGCAGCCACAATTTGGGAGTATTACGCCAAACAACTGCCAGAAGGGGTAGAAATTCGTATAGCTGATATTACGCCCGTACGGTCAGTGTATGAATATATCGAGGACGAGGCTCAGGCAGGTGATGATCTACATTTAGTTTTAGGCGAAAAAGACATATCTGGTGGCAGATTTAAGTCTGCTGCCAGCCGTAGAGCCGATGTGGGAGTTACCGAAGTTCCTATTCCGCCCCAGATGGGGGGCATTAGTGCTACGCAAATGCGCAAGGCACTTGCGAGTGACGATATCCAAGGCTTCAAAGACGGTTTGCCATTGGGCTTAAGCTCTACAGATATTAATGATATAATATCGATATTGGGCGGCTCACTGGATGAGATCAGCAGCGGAGCAGGAGGGAGTGTCTCTGGCTTTGCGGGACGCTATCCTGATGTAGCGGGATCCGAGGAAGAAAAGGATCGACACCCGAAGGATTTTATAGGTGAGATTAGCTCTATGTCCGGTGGGGATGTTCAAGGCGGCATGATTGGGACGGGCAGCAAAAAGGGTCCATGGCACGGATTCAATGCAGCTGCTTTTAACAAACGACAAAAGAAAGACTCCACGCTTCAAGGAACAGAAGAACTTCTTGGGCAAGAAGATGAGATAGTTAACGAAGTAGTGGACTATTTAATAGGAATCACGGTGGGATAAGTATGATTGATCGAAAAGAATTTACTGACGAACTACAATTGCGTGAAACGGTGCGAAAAGCAATTAAGGTTATAAAAAATAAAAAGTCGCAGGGTCGGTTAAGCACTCTTAAAGAAGAGCTTCGGCTCCGGGGGGTAATCAAAGACATGCTGCACGAAGCCCAAGCCGCCGTTGCGTCTGTTGCCAAGCATGCCAGTACTGGTATTAATGCTCTTGAGGATCTTCTTAAGAATTCCAATGTACTTTTCGTATTAGAGACCGGGTATAAATCCCTCACAACCGATAAAAACCAACGGGACTCATACCGCTCACATATTCTTGCGGCGGTTAAAAAATCCCTAGCCCCAGAGTCCTTACGCAAAAATGCAGGTGAGGATGTAGAAATCTCTGAGGCGATTGACATCTCCGTGAGCGACAAGCCGGAGGATGATCCGGACTTCATTAACGTTGAAGATGAGGAAGAGGTTGAGGTTGACGAAAAGGATGAGTTTGGTCTCGACGGTGAAGACCTCACTGGACGTAACAGAGCCTTTACTGATTTCGGCAATATTGAAAAAGATATCCTTACTGCATATGATAATCTTGATAACCCCGAAGACATCAGATTATTTGAGGAATATTTAATTAAGAATCTGGCATTATACTTTGATAAGTATGAGACTGAGCTCGATGCCAATGTTGCTGAGCCAGCCGAAGCTGATGCAGCTGAACTTGATGCCGACGTAGAGAGCGGGGAAGAAGATTTAGATGACTCTGCTTCTCCTACTTTTGAACTGGAAGAGGTCGTGTCCCATCTAGACATTGACGATATTCTTAAAAATCTATTATTATAGTACTTTATGACAAACCCGAATAGCAAGGGTTTCTGCAATGATATATCCCTCTCAAGAAAGCTGAGAGACCGAGGAAAATCTAACGAAGCATTCGAAGTAATGCTGTCTGCACTAACCCTAGAAGAAATTATAGGTCTTAAACTAGAATGCTCCAGCCGATTAGCTGGAGGTAAGATGTACGGCTTTAACTTATGGTCGAATATTGTTGACATTACAAAGGAAGCACTATATAATGCGGTAATTAGCGTTGCCAAAACCAATAAAGAGGCTACTAGAATATTAGGTATTAATGATGATACCTTTAAAAAGCTAAAGAGGAAATATAAGATAAGAGAAGAATACGACATAAAGTAATGATAACTTATTATCAGGTCTTTGTCAACAACTAAATGGGGGTGGATCTGGTTTCGACGGGGATTAAAACCTGCAATGGTAGTTCTCGGACCACGGTTCGATTCCGTGCACCTCCACCATTTAATTTTAAGGAGATATAATACAATGAAAAAAATGAAATTATG